ACCATAGGAGCATCTAATATAAAATCAGGACTTGAAGTCATTAACTGTATTGGAAATGCATGCATTTCCAATACAGTTAATGACTTCAAGTCCTGATTTTATATTAGATGCTCCTATGGTAATACCAGTACTATTACTTATATAAAATCCAGTAGCTGAATATGCAAGATTGCCGACATTTGAAATTGAAATATTTCCTCCTCCAATCGCTACACATCTGTCAATAAATAAGTTATATGTCCAGTTTGATGCCGGTGTAGTTCTACCTATAGTTGAATCGTTGTAAAGAGTGCCACTTGGCCAGCCTGTAAATATACACTGAGTAATATAATAATTTTTAAGTAGTCCACTGGCTGGTGTATCAGATGAAACAATGTTATTAGACCCGCTACCACTGTTATGTTGAAACCAACATTTTGACCACCTAAGTTCGACACAATCTGTTGTTGTAAAAATATTCGTTGCTGAACATTGTTCAAATACAAAATTACTAAAACGTAAATAGTTTTTATTTGCTAAAGTAAATATTGAAAATGAACCAGCAGTGTTACCTAAATCGCTACTTAGTCTATTAGTAATCAAAACCCTGCCCGGAGTAATGCCACTGAACTGACTTCCTGTAGGGTCACCAATTACAGAAGTGACAACAGAATAAGTGCCACCTACAGTAATAGTTGCCGTCTGCCGATAATCCCCAGGTGCAACATAAAGAGTGTCACCTGAGCCAATACCTGTAGCCCCAAGAGCTTTGCCGATAGTCTGCCACGCTTGATTTGTCGCAGGGCCTGTACCAGCGTTTGAGTCGTTGCCGTCCGTTCTAACATAGTAGGTTGCCATTATTCAGACGTCCCTGACACAATCTCTGAAGCCATAATCATACTAAATTGATTGACAATGTTTAGACGAAATGACTCATCTTGCTGCACCCACCAAGTAAATACATCAATGCCGTCAGGGCCAAAGTCACCTATCTTTGTGCCGTCATCTTCTGTGATGTCAGCTTTGATGTTGTAGTCAGCCGGATTTGTTTCCAATGGCGTGATTGTTACGTTTCTTAAATTCATCTTGTGTTCATACGCCCTTCAATGTTAGACACTCGGCTTTCAACTTTACCAAGCCGTGTTTCCATCTTTGCTGTATCTGACTTTATCTCTTGTGTGTCGCTACGCATATGACTTAACTGTTCATCCATACGGGCAAATCCCATTGCAGCTTGCACACCTGTCAACAAGATCGGAATCATTAACGCCAACACCGCCACAATCAAATGCCAAACTTCAATAGTCATTGAACGTCCTTCCCCGCCGCCGTGTACCGGGAGAGTATCTGTGTCTCAATATCTTTACGCAGTTGTGTTTCTACTTCCGTAGTTACATCTCTTTTGAATGCAGGAAGGTTAGCGTCTTGTCGAATAAAGAATGCGATCATCGCCGTAATAACAGCAGGTACACCTGCTCTCAATGCCTCAATGCTTGAAATGCTAGCCACCTTGGCTACATGGCCAAACGTGCTATTATCGCTGATAGGCATGTTCTCCCATGCCGCATTGAACGCAGGTAGAGCAGAAGCAAAGAAAGCCCCAACGATAACCCACCACAATCTACCGTAGGCGATGTTCATGCTTTGCGTCTCTCAGCCTTGACGGTAATAAAGATGGCGTCTGTACGACCAGGGTCACTACCAGTAATAAGATAGTCAACGTTATTGACCCGTAATCTCTCGTACTGTGTGACCTGCGCATCAGCAGGAAGGATAATCTCTGCATCGTACAAAGGTTGTGTCTTCTTACCTGCAAACTCTTCGTTGCGTGCCTGGCGTGGTAATCGCAAGCGGCAAGGGAATGTCTTGTATCCGCCTGGCGCCGGCACAAGAGTAAACTGGACGTTAGCGGATCCTATGCTTGTAGTAGGGCCAGTGTTTACCGGTCGTAGCGCATACGCCGTGTCAGTAAGCAGTCTAGCTTGCATCTGAACAGCCAAGTACTGAACAGCACGTTTACCTGGCGATATCGGTATCACGGAACCCACATATCCATAAAGGTGTTAGACATTCGCACACAGTGTGCATGTCTCTGTTGCAATTCAAGTTGCAACCATTCGTCACTAGTATTGATGTCGTTTACGCACTTCGCAGCCTTTAGTGTCCATGCTGCCTTTGCCATACCTGACAAGTCGTAGTTGTCAGATGGTGCGTCCCCTTCATCCTGCCAGTAACAAGTATTGTCAGTGACAACATAGCCCACCCTGCTTGCTCGCAAGGTAGGCCATGAAGGTTCAGTTGCTCCGGTAATACCAGATTCTATACAACGGTAAAGTCTGTTACTGGTATTTACACGGATGCGATAGTTTCCGTTAAAAGTGGTAGACGCAACCCAGTCGTTAGCAATCTTGTAACGGTTTACCAGCTGGACCAATTCGTCCGGTGATAAGACCGGATCAAGATTAGCGTCAGCGTATGTTGTCAACCAGTTGATTGCTTCTATTTGAGTCACGTCTACCGCCTAACTTACGATCCGCCGTTGAGGAAGATGCCACCTTCGACAGTGGTTGCATCCTGCGTTACAGGAACCTGTGTTGCATTCCAGAGCTGAACAACGAGCGCATCAACAGTAGCGTTCTGTGTTGCACGCAAAGTTGCGATACGGAAGTAACGCTTCTTTGGTTTATGCACCTCAAAGAACACAATCTTGTGGTCGTCTGTGTCAGCAAATGTAACCGAACCACCGACGACGTCGGTAAACGTCGTGTTGTCGTCCGACCACTGAAGTTTTGCACTGGTAACAGCACCAGAGACAATACTACCAAGGAGGTATTCCATACAGATGTTGTTAAAACCAAGGACATCTGCACTATCACTGTTGATGTTTGTTGTGCCAGCAGCAGCAGTAAAGTTTGTACCGTCTGGCTTCAAGCGGATATGCTTGATTTCTTTTTGGATTTGGCGAAGAACCATAATCGTTATCCTTTCATTTGGGGAGGTGTTACCCTCCCCATTTCACTAAGCAGATACCTTGTGAGCAATCAGCTTCCAGTTCTCGACTGGGCGTCCACCATGGCGGAAGCGTCCAACTAGTCCAACCTTGTTGTTCTCAGCGTAGCGCTCAAGAAGAACCTGGATGGAGAGTCCAAGGCGATTGACCAAGTAGTAACCAGACCAGTCACCAGAGATGACAGGATATGCGTTGGCTGCTACGTTAGGCATGAGTCCGCTGTACACAACAGGGTAGCCAAGAAGCGTGTCCACACGGCTACCAGCAAGACCGGAGTCTTGGTAACCATATGCAAACAGGTAGCGGTTCTGAAGGTCTTTCAGTTTGTCTACGCTACGCTTCGTGCTGACACGGTTCATGACAACACGGATGTTCTCGTTGTACTGTTCTGGCAGTGTGTCGATAAGATCAATAAGACCGTCGGCAGTAAGTGCAGAAGCAGAACCAGAGTTGACGATACGTGGTGCATCAGCCGTTCCGATTGCAGTCAGGATACCAAGTGGTTGGTTCACACCAGAACCACTAAGAATCATGCGATCACGCTCAAGAGCGATGGTCTCATCAAACTTGTCAGCAATCCATCCCTGAATGTCAATGGCCGAGTCTTCCAGCATGTTGCGGGTGATACGGCTTTTCATCATACCGGTGTAGACATCGATACGAGTCTGACCAAAGAGGTCGGAGTCGTCTACAAGTCCTTCATCGGTTGCCGCTTGCTCACCGGTGTACGTGACACGGAAGCCAGTGGAGTAGATGTCGTTGCTGTCAACGTAGTTGACCTTTGGCATTTCGACAGCATCACGGCTGGTAGAAAGCTGAGTAACGAGACCAGCAACACGCGTAGGTGTAGCCAAGCGGCTAACAACACGGTTGATGATTTCTGGTGTTACAAAGTAACCACCCTGTGGGTCAAGTCCAACTTCGAGGTCTTTACGAGCTGTTGCACCCATACCGGTAATACCCTTACGAAGGTATTCATGGAATGCTTGCTTGTAACCATCGGTGTTCATGTGTGACCAAACACTCTTGGTAAAGGTACCTTCACCAACTTGGTTCACTTCCATGGCCTGACGGCTACGCTCTACGTCTGCATGACCAGCCTTAGCGTAATGGACGTTTCCAGGGATCTCGTTAGATGGCTCTGCAAACCACTTCTTCTCATCCTCTGCCGTCTTGATTGCTTCATACTGTGACTTGGCAACAATGATTGCATCGTTAATCGACTTAACCTTAGCCAGGTCGTCGCCACAGAAATCAGCCTTACCAAGAATCTGATCGCGTTCTGCCGACTTGGCTTTGATACCATCGACAATCTTGTTAAGATCCATTTGATCTCTCCTTACTTGATTGATAGCTCAAAGATTGTGTTATCTAACTCAGCACTAGCCTTCAGAGCTTCCACCAATGCTGACTGTGATTCGGCTTTCGCGACATCCCGCTGCTTCCAGCCTTGTGATGCAATTATTTTTGCATCACTCTTCGAGAAACGCCCACTTGTGTGTAGCCACTTCTCAAAATCCCTGACCGTTGTCAAATCCACAGACTTGACTTGAGCCATAAAGTCATCACCCATCGCATCAATATGCGAGACTAGAACCTTTGCTTTATCGGCAAACTCATCGAGTGCTTCACCGACCATCTCTGGTTCATCTGGGTTACCAGCAATATACGACATCAGACGACCGAATAAAAGTTGAAGACCGTATAAAGACATCTCATCGTCAATGCTACCGAGCATTCCGGTGTCTTCTTCTTCCTCTCCCATTTCATCTTCAGGAATACCTTCCTCTTCGTATTCCATGTCATCCTTGGGCATCATGTTCTTTTCTTCGTCCATGTCGTCTTCATCATACGGACCATACATAGACTTGTTTTTAAGGATAGTAGTACGACATCGTTTAGCAAAAGCAAAACCTGGGTCACCACCCCAAGCATCCCAAGCAACTCTACCTGGTGATGGAAAGCCGTCTTCACCACTAGAGAATCCCTTAGCCTTCTTATCTACTTCATGCCGAGAGAAGAAACTGTACATACGCATGACAGTATCTGCTGACAGTGATTCACCCTTTACAATCTGATTAGCACGCGCCCAACCTACTGCGGTTGCACCATCGTGTCCATCTTCACGCCAAGCAATAGCACGCTTTGC